CGTTGATGCGATGCCTTCCGATTCTATAACAATGCCTGTACCTCCGAGAGCAGAAGCATTCACCGTAAATGTTCCTTCGACGGTGGGGCTATTCAGCGTGGGGCTGGTAAAGCTCCTAGTAGGAATGGTACTAGGCAATGCTATTTTACCGCCAACAAGCGTTACGCTCGACTGGTCCACCGCTGTTGATTTAAAAGTGGCCTCAGTTAAAAGATTGTTCAGGTTGGTGGATGTAATCTGATCTCCATCCGAAAATTCCTGAGTGGTGTTTTCTAATATAGTACCCATTATTCTGCTGTTTCTAAATTTCTAAATGTTGTTGTTCCCGCCACCTTAAGCGATCTGAGCTTAGGTCTTCCGAATGTAGCATCTAACGTAAATTGTAAACAGTACCCCCTTTTGTTTCCGAACCTTCCTCTAATTGAGTAGTCCTCTCCGGCGTTTAGGTTGTTGCCTCCATTATAGCTAGCCAATGTGCCGAGGTCAATGGTGGAGTCCACGTTCTCGGTGGTAGCCGATAGGGTGCCGTTGCTTTCTAGTCCTGTTTCCGATTCGATGTGCAAATCAAAATTGTTCCATTTCTTGCGATCAATGGATTTAAGGGTGTACATTCTCGTGGTAGCTGAGGACACAATAGCTTCCGTTACCGCTTCCGATCCCACCTGTACAACATACTGATCGTCAGACCCGTCTCCACCTTCAATTTTGTGTACACCGCCATTTTCGTTTATGGCGTATACCCCGCGATCAGATCCCTTGCCTGCTACAGCGAGGTGTGTAAATTCCCAAGATGGAACATTGATAGAATCTATTGACTCCCAGTTTTTGTTGATAAAATTGTATATGAGGAGTTTGTTGTTCGTCTGGCTAGGTCCAGTAGGTACAGCAATAAAATATCTGTTATCGAAATAAACAGCCGTCGCTTTATCCATATACGCTTTATTGAGGTCGGCAATGGTGGCCTCAATGGTGGCGGACAAAGGCAAGTCGCGACCCCGCAAATTGTAGAGGTCTTGGAAGTCCACGCCGTACACGCCATTATCAGAAAGGAAGAGGAGGTTGTTTGCCACTTGGACAATGCTCTTCCGCGCAACGCATCCCACCTCATTGGTGATCAATGTGCTGACAGAGTTTTTCAAGTTTAGGCTATTGCTAACCAAGTGAATGCTATTGCGATTGAATACAACTAGCTTATCTTCCGAGAAGGAATGCAATCCAACCAAGTAGTCTGAAGTGCCAGCATTAAACCTAAATTGACCATAGATGTAGTCATAGGTATCGCTATCCAATATCTGAGAAAATATAATTTCGTCTTGTATGTTCCTGCTAGTAATCGTGGTGCCATTTGAGTCTTCACTCATCTCATACTTGTATGGCACCACAATGCGTCTTTGGTGGTATTCGCCAAATGGCGGAGCAGGCATATGCGTAAAGCCGCTTCCCTCGGACGGCACCTCGCTAAATATAGGAGTGGCTGTTAGGCTTTCTCCATCCGTGACATGAACTACATTGCCATCGGCATCCGTTTCTCTTCCATTTTCTGGAATAATAAATGTAAATCCGTCAGCGATTCCTGCGGTAACGCCCGATACGGACGGACTAGCGGAGAAATTTCCATCAACGTAAATGGTAAATTCAGTGGTTGATCCTACAGCCGCGACTACCCGCTTACCATTTATACCAGTATCCGGGCTAGCAAATCCCGCAATATTGATAGGTTCGCCCACCTTAAAACCATGGGCGGAAGCCGTGGTAATGACTATTCTATCTAGTCCATCATAATCTCCTCCGGTTATTGATGTGCTGGCGGCACTTGATACATTAACAGTGCCATTGGCGTAATACACATCTTTTACATCAAACTCGAACCCGCTCGCCAATCCTGATGTTTGAGCGTCCTCTGTTTTGCTAACCAAAAATATTTTACTACCAACGGACACACTGCTGCTTACTGCAACAGTGCCAATATTGCCCGTTATCTTAAATTCTCCAGCCGATGTAGCAATATGGGCAGGCTGGGTATAATCGCCATTTGCCACTAAAGTGAATGCTGGTGTACCCGTAAGGGTTCCATCCCATTCCATTGCCACTTGCCCATCGCGGAAGATGAACACCTTATTAAACGCTTGAAGGGCTTTACCACCAACGGCCTTTTGCCCGGTCGGATAGTCGATGAGCGTAGCAGCATTGGTTGCTGTATTTACAACAGATGCTCTACTTGTTCCTACGCAAAATACATAGCTTTCGCTGTCATTATTAGGATCGCTGTAAGCAATGGCATCCTCAACGATGCTGATAGCCGTATCATCAAGCTGTGGATTTTCCACAGTACCTTGTGTAGTGATGTTGGTTAAGCCAGATATGATCACCTCAATCTGGTCATTGGCAGGAGCGGCAGTGATGATTTGGTTGCCATCTATGGGTACGTCGCCTTCCCATCCATCAAAATAAAATACATATCCCACCCAATCGGCAGCAGTCACTCCAGCATATGGAAAAACGTCACCAGTAAAAGTGATGGTCAATGTGCCGCTAGGAACATCTAAAGCGGTGGATAATATGGTACCAACCAAATTTGTGTCGTGCAAGCGCAGAGCGCCCACCCGCAATGGAGCAGCCGGAAATGGAGCTGCCAGAAAAGACATAGGCTTTCTTGTTTGCCATTCTCCATTGATACCAAGGCGTCCATTGCTGGATGATGTAAGCAAACCCGGAGCAAGCTGGTCTGGGCGCAAACGGTTATTGAACCCGATAAATCCAGTATCGAGTTCTTCCACCATCCGGTCATCGTTCTGACCATAACTGTCGTATCTAGCCATTAGCAGTTCCAAGCCCTGCGACTCCAATAGTTCGCAGATAGTTTATTCCTCTTGCCTTTTATTCCGCCTGACCTCGCGCAATAGGACTTCTTCCTAGCCGGGTTACTCTTCTTGATGCTCATATTGGCATCGCCAAAACGCACTATCTTTTGCTTTCCGTTTTGGCAAGCCTTCACAACAAACTTCTTGCCCCCAGACACTTGTCTCCGGGGCTTGTTGCATTGCATATTTTTCTTATTTATTGCCACGTCTTACCGCCTTCACTCTTCGAGGTTTACCTGCTGGTTGTCCCAGGCGTTTCTTCTGGGCTATCCTTGATTGTTTCTGAGATGCTGTCATTTCGCTTGCTGTGACTGGCGTACGGCTGCTGACGCGCTTTGAAGGACGACAGTATGGTGTACCCCGTCCTTCTCCCTTGCGGCGTCCACAGGGCTTTCCAGTGCGTACGTCTACCCACTTCTCCTTGAACCACCGCTTAAGGTCAGCACCTGCCTTTGTCTTCCGAACAGCCATTACTTCTTTTTACGCTTGCCCCAGTTAGCAGCACCTACCTTGCGACACTTAGCTATCGCCCCACTTGCGTATGCAGATGGGAACACTTTGTACCGTGCCTTAACTTTTTTGTAGCAAGCGTCCTTGGGCATCACTTCTTTTTTCTACCGGAACATTTCTTGCATTTGCACCCTCTGGCAAATATCGCCATGACGGTAGTTCCTGCATCTTTAAGATCAAACAAACACTTCATTAGCGTTTTTTCCCACCCTTAGATCCGTAACCGCCTTTACCTTTTCTTTTTCCGCAAGCCATATCACTTATCCTCCGTTTCTTTTTTTCTAATCTTAATTCCAAGTACAACAAAATATATGCCTAGACTGGTAGATACCAAACTAAGGACTCCACCAACCACTCCCAGTATTGTGTTTAGTTCTGCTATCTTGTCCAACATAGTACCCGTTGCAGCCAATAAACCACCAAGGGAAAAACCAAACCCCCTTAAGAAAGATTCATGTGCTGCTTCTGGTAAGTTCATTCTGAAAATAGTCTCTTGTTTAAGTCCCGTTGTCCGAAATACCACCCACCGTAAGCGAATGCTATTGTGAAAATTTGCTGGAGAATGATGTCCTGGTATTGCTCAGGCATCTGGAAGTACAGGATGCCAGCTAGAATGTGTACGCCTACAGCCAGCAATGGACGCACAGATCCCTTAAACACGAAGTGCCATATCAACAGACCCTTCTGCCAAGGCTTCTCTGCTATGCTGGCTACAGATACCAACGCATCACTTTCATGCTGGGCTGCTTTCTGAGACGCTTGGAAGTCTGCACTATCAGCCGCAATGGTACCCTTGTCGATTTGGAGCTTTACCATCTCCCTTTCGATTTCGGCTTGGGCTTTCATGCCCTTAATCTTTAACCATCCAGATACAGCGGCCCCTGCAATACCTAAAATACCGCCTGTCCCTGCGTTAGTTAATGCGTGTAGAAAATCAATCATTTACGTAAGCGTTCTAGTGTTTCGGCTATTAAGTAAGCCAAAATTAAAAATGCTGATAGTGATAGTATTACTGTCATTCTTTCCCCTTTTGCGTTACCTTGCCACCAATTCCTGCTCCCAAAAACATAGCAACTAATCCAGTGAGTTGTACCAAGTCAGAACCTAAGTGCAATCCAGTAACAGACAAATAGCCAGCAATGCCTATGCACATAAACATTGCTACGCGCATACTGCTAACTTGTCCGTTTTCGTCTTTAATCAAGTTCATGGTACTGCAATTCCTCTAATAGATCCTGAAAAGGAACTAGTTTTGCGAGAAGTAGAAGACGCCAATAAATAACGATAGGCGTCCCACATATCAGCTTCAAAAAGATGAATCTGGTTAAGTGCGTCAGCTCTGTTGACTTCTTCTATTTCCCAAAAACGGTCGGCGTAGTCAAATATCGCATTATGGCCCCAAGCGGTTTTAAATTCCATTATTTGGGCCGTCAGAACTTCACCTATAATACCAGCTCCAACTGTCTGTCGGTACTCTATGTCCCAATTACTTCCGTCTCGAATAGGCTGTTCGTCGTGTTGAGCGCCCCACTCGGGCATACCCATCATTTCCTGCGTGTAACATTCTCGGTCGCGACCGTCATCCGAATACTTAGGACAAAGGTCAATGTCAGCTTGTGTCACGTAAAAGGTTTGTAAGTCTTCCTGAAACACCGTACTGCTGTTTGCCGCTGTAATAATCGCAGAAATGTTGAGAGCATTTCCAGCAATTAACATAGGCAATTTTCTTCCATGATTATGACCACCTTTAGCAGGCCACGTAGCCCCCATATTAAGAGCAGCATAAATATCTAATCCATACTGGACCAAACCAATGTAAAGGTTTTCCTTTTGGATGTTTGTATAGTCAAGCTGAAGGGAAAGCATAATTTCGTTAAGGTCGTAATTGATCTCACGCCCGTAGTATTGCTGATGATTTGTCGGGTGCCACTCGCGACCGCCTACGCTGGTATGAATTTCAATCCATGATCTATCAATCAAAGCTTCTACGCTGGCTAAAGACGGGACATTAGTGCCGCCATTTGGTTGGGCAAGCGATTTCAAAATTGTATAATCAAGATCGCTTTTGTTTTTGCCGCTCCATAGCGTCTTATCTGTGCCAACATAAGGAGGACGAAAATCACCAGAGGACGGAACAGAAGAAACAACAGTCAAAATTACAATATCAGTGAATTGAGGTCTAGCTCCAGCTTCTTCCACTGATACGGCCTTTAGTAAGGTTTCCCCGCTTACTATTGTTCTAGGCCAATCGTTTCCGACATTTAAAGCCTCGCTATAATTTCCTAACGAACTATCAAAACCTTGGCTTGGGTCAATTCCCGCAGTCGGGTTGACCATCACCCCATTTTTAATGCGAGAAGAGCCGCTGGCATCTGTTGTTGGAGTCCATGAGTTAATAATCACATTGCCATCGTCAAGAACCCAATAATCTCCGTTTGCGTACTGACCCACTGTTTCATCTGCGGCAAAAGTTACAGTAGTGCCGTATTGTGTAATACTAGTGGCCCCAAATAATGAAGTTAAAAGTAAATAGGTTAAAACAATAGGCTTCATTTTATTTATCCGTCCATGTGCCTAAGCTTGTAAGCCCTTCCGGATTTCCATTCCAAAAAGCGGCATTGCCTATTAACGAATAATCAGCCGTTACTCCACTAACATCAATATAGCCACCATTGTAAACATCAATGCTGGCGGGTGGTGTGGTGCTTCCAAGCAAGAAATCTCCTATCGAGTTGTAAACCGTGTCTGTGCAAACAGTAAAACTAGATCTGCTGTGGTCCACAGTTCCTGTAGTAGCCGCTGTTGTGATTGTGTCGAAAGCTGTGTCTACGCCATCAACATAAAGCTTTGCCGTTCCTGCACTTCCATCAAAAACAAAAAACAAATGCTTTTCCGTTCCCGCTGAGAGTGCATAAGCTCCATCAAAAATAGTTGTTGCAGAAGTGCTTACAACTTTAAAAGTTACACCATCGTTTACCCTTTGAATTTCCGATCTGCCAGCAACTATAAAGGTGGTACTAGTTCCAGCGTCAGTATTAAAATCAAAAATACCAGCAATCCAAAAATAGTTGCTATCCGTAGCAAATGAACCCGTTTTTGTAAACGAAGCAGAAGATGTCGTGTTTTCAACAAGAGACGGGGTATATGCACCTCCAGAAGTTTTTTTCCTAGCCACCACTGCATGGTATTGCGTAACGCTGCCCAATTGTGTTAATGCAATCCCGAGCAGCAATAAAATGCCAACCAATATTTTCATATTAAGGATCTCCGTCTACCCAAGTGTTCGTAGATGCGAACCACCCAGTAGCGTCATAATAGGTCAGTACACAAACATCTCCAGCAGCTCCTGCTGAGTCAATGCTGTCGCCATCGTCTAAAGCTGTGCCATCTAAAATAATTAGGTCGGCTGCATCTGAATCTACAGTGACCACGTTAGACGTATTGCTAATCACCGTAATGTTCATGCCATCTTCAGCAGGAGGCAACGTAAGCACTACTGAAGCAGCAGTAACGTAATACACAGATCCGTAACATTCTCCAGCCGTTAGGGTATGACTGGCTGCGTGTTTTTCAATAAAAACAGATCCAGACCCAGGTTGCTCTAATGTGCTAACCCAGGCTCCCCCAAGCTTCTGAAGAACCAAAAAGTAATTAGGTAGTACAGCTATAGCAGTATCTGTTCCTTCTCCGAGATCTTCTCCCGTTGCAGGAAAAACATCTAGCGAAGCCGCTCCTGCATTGTAAACCACGATAGGTTGACCATTAGAGTATGTTGACAAAGCTGACACCTTTACGCTATCCCCAGCCGTAGCTACAGTAGAAACATAGTTGTAGTAGTCAGCAAGTACCGTAGCGTTGGCTTGTCCTCCAGTAGCGTATGCAGTCACTGAACTGTACCAGTCGGTAGCTCTGTCAATGCGTTTTTTAACAGTGTCCCATTCACTGTCTAGCGTAACGCTCTGGCCCCATGCCAAAGCTGGTATAAGTAATGATAGTAGTAAGCGTTTCATTTTATTAAGGCGTATAAGCAGCGGCATAGGTCGTGAGGTCCGCAATTGACATAGTTTCGTTAGTTAAGGCAGTATCGAGAG